AGTGGCTGACGGCCGACCGCCGAAGCCCGACCCAGAGGTTCCACTGGCCCGAGGAGGACGCTCTCTGGACGCCGAACGTGAAGCCAGAACTCTGCGAGTCCGGTTGGCATGGGATGGAAGAGAAGGACGTGCTCAAGCACCTGCCGGGTGTCGGCGCGGTCCTCTACGAGGTCGAAGTCCGAGGTGAAATAGTTCACGGTGATGACAAGTTCGCCGCCGAGTCGATGCGCTTCAAGTACGTCGTGGGCGAAGCGACCGACCGCAACTTACGGCTTTTCGCGGCGGACTGCGCGGAAGACGTGCTGCCACTGTTCTTGAAGGTCCGTCCCAACGATGACCGTCCGAGGCTGGCTATCGAGGCAGCGCGTCAATTCGCCAACGGAGAAATTGGGGATGCCGCCAGGGCTGCCGCCGGGGATGCCGCCTGGGATGCCGCCGGGGATGCCGCCAGGGCTGCCGCCTGGGATGCCGCCGGGGATGCCGCCAGGGCTGCCGCCGGGGATGCCGCCTGGGATGCCGCCTGGGCTGCTGCGCGGGATGCCGCCTGGGCTGCTGCGGGGGCTGCCGCCTGGGATGCCGCCGGGGCTGCCGCCTGGGATGCCGCCAGGGATGCCGCCAGGGCTGCCGCCTGGGATGCCGCCGGGGATGCCGCCAGGGCTGCCGCCTGGGATGCCGCCGGGGATGCCGCCAGGAGCAAATACTCCAACTGGCTTGTCGTGCGAATCGAGAGCGACCGATGACCTGCACCCACGAAAACTCCGTGAAATGCCTCCCGTGGGAGCACGTGTGGGACTGCCCGACGTGTGGCATCTACTTCGAGGACGAGGAACCGGAGGAATGGCATCCTTTCACGGCAGACATGATTCGGCCCGAATGAATCACCGCCCCTCCTACGAGTGCTACGTCTCAGGCTGTGACGAGCCGCCCTGCATTGCGGCCTTCAGAGCCCGTGTGAGGGCGCGAGCCAACTTTCAGTACTACGAACGCTCCAAGCCCATAAAACGCTCTACGCCAGCGGACAGGCGCTCCAAAGAGGACAGGAAACGCCAAGCCGAACGTCAACGAGAGTGGCGAGAGAAGAACCAAGAACGCGCCGCGCAACTCATCAAGGCTGCCAATGAGCGAAGGAAGGTGCGCCAAAGTGCCTGACACGCTAACGATTGCAAGCCTTTTCGACGATCCCCCCATCGTCGTGGAACGACCGCTGACGCCCGAAGAACGGTTTGTGAAGTTCCACAATGAGAATCGCCACGTCTACGTAGCCCTGCGTCAGGTAGCTCTCGATTTGGTGGACCGAGGACTGGAGCGGTTCTCCATCAACATGTGCTTTGAGGTCGTGCGCTGGCAACAGTTCATCCGAACCCACGACAACACGGCCTACGCCATGAACAACACGTATCGGTCGCGCTACAGCCGGATGCTCATGGAGAACGAGCCCCGGCTGGCGAATGTCTTTGAAACACGGACCCTGCATGGATGAGCGCGACTTCGCCCACGAACGCCGCCTTTTGGCGAGTCTGAACCGAAGCATCAAATTCTCTCGCGACGGGGCATCTGAGTTCCTGGAGCAGCGAAAAGCGGTCATCAAACTACTGGATTCGGCCGGGGTGGACGGGAAACAGATAGCGCAGTGGGCCGGGGTCAGCGCGATGATCGTGTCGAGAGTTCTCAACGAAAAAGAGGAAAAATGACTGAAAACCAAAGTCTCGGGGGTGGGAGCGAATGAGTGAGGAACTTCAAGGACCGCTCTACAAGTGGCTGACGGCCGACCGCCGAAGCCCGACCCAGAGGTTCCACTGGCCCGAGGAGGACGCTCTCTGGACGCCGAACGTGAAGCCAGAACTCTGCGAGTCCGGTTGGCATGGGATGGAAGAGAAGGATGTGCTCGCTCACCTGCCCGGTATCGACGCAGTGCTCTACGAGGTCGAAGTCCGAGGTGAGATAGTCAAGGGTGATGACAAGTTCGCCGCGGAGTCGATGAGGTTCAAGTACGTCGTGGGCGAAGCCACCGAACGCAACCTACGACTGTTCGCGGCGGACTGCGCCGAGGATGTTCTGCCACTCTTCTTGAAGGTCCGACCGGATGATGAGCGTCCGAGGCTGGCTATCCAGGCAACTCGTCAATTCGCCAACGGTGAAATTGGGGCTGCTGCGCGGGATGCTGCGCGGGCTGCCGCCTGGGATGCCGCCTGGGCTGCCGCCTGGGATGCCGCCTGGGCTGCCGCCGGGGCTGCCGCCTGGGATGCCGCCGGGGCTGCCGCCGGGGATGCCGCCGGGGATGCCGCCAGGGATGCCGCCAGGGCTGCCGCCAGGGCTGCCGCCGGGGATGCCGCCTGGGATGCCGCCTGGGATGCCGCCTGGGCTGCCGCCTGGGATGCCGCCAGGAGCAAATACTCCAACTGGCTTGTCGTGCGAATCGAGAGCGACCGATGACCCCCACTCCCGATGTATCACCCCCAGCCGAAAACGAAAATCTTCCGGCGCTACGAGAGGAGAGCAAATGAGCGCAAAGAGGCGGCGCGTCGAGGTGAAGTGGATTGACGCCTGCACGCCGACGACTCACTGGAACCCCGGCATCATTCTGGAGCCCGACAAGATCGTGAGCGTGGGACTGTTGAAGAAGAAGTCGAAGTCGGCGGTGGTCCTCATCCAGTCCGACGCCGATGGAGGAAGTCAGGGCGGCTTCTTGGTCATCCCTCGCGGCGCCGTCAAGAAGATTAGGAGACTCAAGTGACCCCCACCCCCGATGTATCACCCCCAGCCGAAAACGAAAATCTTCCGGCGCTACGAGAGGAGAGCGAATGAGCGACAAAAACCAAAGTCTCGGGGGTGGGAGCGAATGAGTGAGGAACCGCGAATTTGGAAAGAGTCGGGTTTAGCCCCGCCACTAAATTTAGTCGGGAGCCTAAATCAACCTGAATCCCTGTCGGCCCCCCAAGAGCCGGGATGGCGGAATCACCCGGTGATGAAGAGGTGGAGAGTGTGGAAGAAGCCAGTCCACAAAGGCGGGCAGACGAAATGAAGCGCGCCCTAGCAATCGCGGTGGCGGGAGCGAGTCTTTGGATGGCGGCTCCGGCTGCCGCGTCGAGCCGGTATCAGGCCTTCGGAAACCTGACCTACAACGACTGCCAGTATGAGGCGGCAGCCAACTTGGTCCTCTATCACGACGCGCGCGCGAAGATCACGACGGGCGAGGTGCTGCGCGCCTGGCGCAAGTACCGAATAGTCGGGCCTGCAGCCACGCCGGGCGGGCTGGATTTCCTCGAGAATGTCGGGTTCGCGGGCTGGCGGGTCTCGAGCGCGAGGGTGACCAGCTCGCGATCGGCAATCATCGCGGCGGCGAACTCGGGGGGCGTGTTCGCTGCACTTGGCTGGGGCCACGCGGTCGCGGTGATTCATGCGAACGCGCGAAAACTCGTTGTCGTGGATGACGGCATCGATCCGCCGATGGAGTGGGGTGACTTCCACCAGTTCTTCGACACGCCCGGCACGACGCTTTACGCGCTGACCTGGGCGCGAACCTCCACGGAGCAGGTGAATTTCGACGGGACCTCGACCACGAGCGACTCGCCGACCTCGATGGCTTCGATCGTCGAGGCGACTGGTTCGACGGTCGCGCTGCCCGCGAATGTCTTCGTGAACGATGGCTACGCGTTCCAGGGTTGGTCGAGCGATGACTCGAACCGAGTGCAGTACGCCAATGGCGCGAATTACACGTTCACCAGGGGCGCGACGCTCTACGCCGTCTGGACCTATTGCGGTACGATGTGCACCTAGAAAGGGGCCGGGTCGCCGAATGGGTCGGGCTCGAATTATGACTAGAAAGGTCAACAATGGCTGATATGGACCGAATTGCGAATTACTACACTGATTCATCCAGGGAATGGGCGAGCCACCAGGTAGTCGAGGGTCGGCGTGAAGAATACGACCGCGATTTCTGGCGAACACTGGCCGATGCAAACAGGCGCGACAACATCGATCGCGCTCTAAGGGTTATCGATTCAGGAGGTCGCCTAGATGTGTGAGTCGGCCCCAATGAAAAACCAAAGTCTCGGGGGTGGGAGCGAATGAGTGAGGAACTGGAAAACGACGTGAAATTAGAGTGGCGAGAGAACGAGGACGGCTGCTGGGAATACGGAGCCGTGGTCGATTACGGCGAGTTCGAGTCGCACCTTGGCATTGAACTCGTCACGCTGCTAGAAGGCACTGTCGGTCAACATGAGGGCTGGTGCGTGACCCACGACCACGAGAATGACGGATGGTTCGGTCCGTTGTACGCGACTCGTGAAGAAGCGATGGAGGCGTGCGTCCGCGTTCACGACGCGCTTTACCCACAATTCATCGCATCCCTCCGCGCTCGCCCCCAAGAGCCGGGAGAGAAGGAGAACTTCCACACGTTGCGAGTGAGCGTGGAGAACGATTGGCTGCGGACGAAGTTCACTTGCGCCGCAGTCGGCACAAATCCACAAAACCTCGCTCATTGGATATCGAGAACCGACTGCCAGGATTCGTCTTGCGCGTCTCGCTGGTCATTCTCACGCATGGCCACCAGACACACGTGTACGGCCTTCCCGAGCCCGGCACCGAGTGTCATGTAGAGAGCCCACATCAGACGCCACCAGCCAATTTGAGCGCGTTAGCGTGGCCTTCTAGCGCCTGCGCTTCGGTCGAATAGCGGTCCTGGAATTGATCGTGAGGACCGCCGAAAATCATTGTCTCAAAGATGAGAGGGGCGCCGCCAAAGAACGCATGGTCGAGCCCGAGCCACACTGTCGAGATATGAACGTCGCCAATGTAATCCTCGGCTACACGTCGCGCTGATTGGGACTCAAACTTCGTCGCCCATTCTATCAGCGTCATTGGCGAACCGTCGCGGTCAAAATACCTTGTCATTTCAGAACCTCCTTACAAATCGCGCAATTCACACGCCCATCGAAAGTTACAGCGGTGATTCGCTGGTTCCACCGGCTAATCGTTGTGTCTATCCCACAACCCAGACACACCAGTTTCTCTCCACTTTCACCTGACGGGATGCAGAAACCGTGAACGAGTGATTTGGGGGTGTAGGTTTTCATTTCATTTTCCTTTCGTCGTGTTCTAGAGCCGATCTGGTGAGCGCGCTCTAGAACTGTTCTGCTATTGGATCGAGCGTTTCGGCTTGACGGTAGAGCTCGGCGGCGTCGTAGGCGGCCAATCCATACCTCTCGGCCTTCCCCGTCTTGCCCCGTGCGCGCAGGTCGGTTGCAATGTCTTCACACTGCACAATGAATGCGTCGAGCTCGTTTAGGAACTTGTTAAGCGTGTCGCGGTTTCCAGTCAATTGCATTTTCATTCTCCCTTTTCAGTTGAGGTGGATACTTCATACATCGTGCCCTGGTGACCTCTCGCTGGTCGCGGCGACTGTTCGCGCCAGGGCTGTTGAACCGTGGTGCTAGTTGCCTCCGTTGGTGAGATCGCTGATTAGCGCGCGGACCTGTTCGCGCAGATCGCGAGCATGGGCCAGCAACAGCGGCGTATTGTCACGGTTGGTGACGGCTAGGGTCACTGCCTGGTCACGGATTGCGTACACCTGGTCCTGTAGTTCAGTGCTCATGTTCATTCTCCCCTTTTCAGTTGATGTCATGAGAACAAAGTACAGACCCAATCACAACAGATTCACTAATCGCTGACAATTCGCGAACAACTTATCTATACAGAATATCTTTCATGCTCGATTCACGAAGGTTTTGGACCGGCGCGAATTCACTGAAATCCCTGGTCATCTAGTGGCACAATATCCCAGCTGCAACGATAAAACGCTCAGAATCGAATCGTAGAGCGTCGGATTAGGCATTGTACGGACAAAACCGCTCAATCGGCCGGATCAACGCGATTCGGTGCGCCGTCGTACGCGATGGGACGCGATTCATAGTGCGCCGCCAGGATTGACCTGACGACCTGCGACACTGAAGAGCCATGACGTTTGGCATCAGACTCAAGACGTTCTCGTAACGCTGGTTTGATACGAACCTGAATGAATGACGATCGTTCCACGTACGACACTGTACTACAAACACACTCAACGTACGACGTGATTGTTATGTCAACCTGAGAAGATTCTCAGACCTGAGAGGATTCTTATTTAATATGCGTATCGTCATATTCTTCCTGAGAACATTCTTATTATCGTTCAATCATTGACGTTTCAACGATTAGCTTTCCATAATACATATTATGGGCGTTCTTATCTCTACGCTCATCAGGTATTACGAATCAGCGCATCAATTGTGGCTGATCGTCGTGTGGTGAATCGCTGAACCGGGTATGTACCCAGACGGGTCGAGTCAGATAGTAACTATCCCACTCACACGCAAAGCCCATTCCGTCAGTGCTTTACAACCCCGTGAAACATCCGTAGGATGACCCTATGTTTCACGTGAAACGTTATCCTGACGAAGCACGTCTGCGGTTCTTCTTGGTGGGGCTTCTAATCGGCTCTGTACTGGGGCTGCTAGCCATTCTATGACCATTAGCGCCGTGACCATCACGCGCTACAATGGAAGGGTGCCCGTACCAGCCCGAAGTGTAACAACTAGGTTAAGCGACAAGTTCACCCTAGGCGGAACGGGGTGCTGGCAGTGGAAAGCGGCCTTTAACACCTACGGCTACGGGGTGATGTGGGTGGACGCCAAGCGTCGTGCGCGACAGGCCCACATCATATTGTGGGAGATGTTCAACGGTCCAGTTCCGCCGGGACTCAACCTAGATCACCTTTGCCGAAATAAGGGCTGCGTCCGACCCTCACACCTTGAGGCGGTTACGTCGGGCGAGAACACCCTTCGGGGCCACTCCCCGAGCGCCTATAACGCGGTAAAGACTCACTGTATCCACGGCCACGAGTTCACCGAAACGAATACCTACCGTTTCAACGGCACACACCGAGGATGTCGTGAGTGTCGCAAGGCCGCCACTAATCGACACAACAAAACACGGAGGGCCTGACCATCACTATATCGAGTCAGCAATGGTTGATCTACGAAGAGCACCGCGCGAGGGGACTGAATCAGTCTAAGGCTGCCCGGATGGCCTCGATTGGGATATCTTCGGCCAAGCGCCACGATCACCTGCACCCCGACGGGGCAAGGTACCGGCAACTGGCGAGGATTGCGCGAAACCAGCCCGACCCGATGCGCCAGAGCCAACTCGGACCCGAGGCCCTGAAATCCTTGAAGGACTTCAACTACTTCCAACGAAGGTACTTGGGGCGTATCGGGCTTCCCTGGCAACAAGACGCCGCGAGGCAGATCGTGAAACTGCTCCGGAGCCAGGATAAGGAGTACGTGGTCATCAACGCCCCTCCGGGATCAGGTAAATCGAGTTTCTTCAGCTACGCATTGCCTTTGTGGCTGACCTGTCAGGACAGGGCTATTAGAGGATTGGTCGGTTCGGCCACCGCCCGCTTGGCCTCTCAGTACACCGCGAACATCCGCAGGGCTTTGGAAAGTACCTTGCCTATCTTGGCCGACGAGGAGGACATCAAGAAAGGCATCGCCGCCGACGCCGAGGCGACGTTGTCCGAGGACTTCGGGAGGTTCAAGCCCGTAGACCATGAGTCCTGGACCAAGGACGCCTTCATCGTCTCTCAGATGGACGGGGCTTCGATAACCAACAAAGAGCCCACCTGGACCGCCGTGGGCCGGGACCAGGAGTTCATCGGGGGTAGATACGACTTTTGCATCTGGGACGACCTGGTGACCTCTAACCGACTGAGAAGCCTGGAAACGGTCGAGAAGGACCGAGACTGGTGGGACACCTACGCCGAACGACGTCTAGAGCCCGGCGGACTGTTGATTCTCCAAGGCCAGAGGATGGGGGCCAACGACCTGTATCGGTACTGCCTGGACATGGAGGTAGTAGATATCGAGGACGACGCCCGGGACGACCAGGAGGGGGTCAGTCTCAGGGAGTCCGAGGACGGGGGACGCAAGAAGTACCACCAGATTCTCTACCCCAGCCATTACGAGCATCTCTGCAAAGGTAAGGAAACGCACAAACTCACCTCGGACCCTTGGCCTAAGGGATGCCTTCTTAGCCCCCGAAGAGTCTCTTGGCGAGAAGTTAGTTCCATGCAGCACCGAAGGCCGGACACCTTTGCTCAGGTCTATCAGCAACTCGATGTCTCCCACGACACAGTTCTGGTAGACCCGGCCTGGATATCAGGGACGGGAAACTTCGTCGGATGCTGGGACATGGAAAGGGACCGACTACAGATTCCAATGGGCCTCGCGCCACCCACGTACTCCGTCGTTTCAGTGGACCCTTCTCCCACGAGATACTGGGCCATCGAGTGGTGGCTGTACAACCAGGAGTCGGACCAGTGGTTCCTGATTGACCTCCTGCGAACCGGGCTCGACGCCCCCGATTTCCTCGACTGGCACCAGAACGAGAACAAGTACTACGGGGTCATGGAGGACTGGCAGCAGATGTCCATGCAACTGGGTGCCCCGATAACCCATTGGATAGTCGAACGCAACGGAGCCCAACGGTTCCTCTTGCAATACGATCACGTCAAGAAGTGGTCAGCGAAGAACAGCGTCCAGATAATCCCCCATGACACCTACCGCAACAAGGTCGATGACGAGTTCGGGGTCCAGATGTTGGCCCCGCTGTTCAAGTTCGGGAGGGTACGTCTGCCCGGCAAAGGCGCAGGGCGAGGGGCCTGCCAGCAACTCGTCAAGGAGGTCACCACCTACTCGACGACGTCACAGTCCAAGGGCACCACCGATGACTGCGTTCTTTCAATGTGGATGGGAACCTTCCAAATGCAATATCTGGCGATACCGTCTAGTACAATTGCGCCCAGCCGCCGTCCGTCGTGGCTCGGGAGAAAGGCGTCGTGACGACTTCTATCGAGTTCATCGAGCAGCAGTACCGCCAGCGTCAGGCCGAACGCGGACCCTTACTGAATCGTTGGGCCGAGGTCGCCAAACACGTCGATGGGGACATCACGGTTCCCTTGGCGGAACTCGACAAGGACGAGAAGTCGATGGCCGTCAACTTGATGGGGCCGGGACTGGACCAACTGGCGATGCGTATCGCTTCGACCATGCCCGATATCTCCTGTGACCCACTGCGACCGGGTTTCAAGGATTCAGAGAACCGAGCCGACGCCAAACGCCGAGCGTTGCTCTCCTACTGGGACATGAACCGCATGGACATGATCATGCGACGACGTGCAAGATTTCTCTTGGGCTACGCCGCGAGTCCAGTCTCCATCTCCTTCATGGCGCTCAATCCCCTCGACCAGAGAGACATGCCGCACTGGCGGGTGCTGAACCCGATGTGCGTCTTTCCCGCCCCGACGATTGACCTGAACGACATCGAACCGAGCGACTGCATCCACGCCACCTTGCAGCCTCTTTCGTGGTTGCAGTCGATGTATCCGAGCCAGACCTCCGTGCTCTACAAGGGCAAGGCCAGTCCTGACTCGAAGTTCGAGATACTGGAGTACAACGACTGTGACGAGACCGTCTTAGTAGCGTTAGGAGCCGTCCATGAGCAAGAGACTGGACCCCAGTGGACCAGGTCCAGCACCGTGGCCAACGGCACCCAGAGTTGCGTGGAACTCGCGAGAGTTACAAATCGCGCGGGCCTACCACTCACGGTGTATCCCGGACGCATTACCCTCTCGAAACTGCAAGGCATGTTCGACCAGTTGATGCCCGTCTATCACAACGCCTCGAAACTCGCTGCTTTGGAGTACATCGCCATCAAGCAAAGCATCTTCCCCGAACAGTGGTTGGTCAGTCACCCCAATAGCTCGGGACAGGCGCAGATAATCAATGCCGCCGATGGATTGACTGGAGTGATAGGAGAGATTCGCAACGGCCAACTGCAACAGACCCAAACGCAACCAAGTATCCAGGCCGCCCAGATGCAAGACCGGCTGGAGAGAGTCGGGCGTTTGGCGGGCGGCCTACCGGCTGAACTCGGGGGAGAATCCGCCACGAACATCCGAACCGCTCGACGAGGTGAGGCGGTACTGGGAGCGGCCATTGACATGCCCGTCCAAGAGCACCAGGAAATATTTGAAGATTCCTTAGAAGCAGAGAACCGAAGGGCCATCGCCGTCACCAAAGGATACTGGGGAGCCAAGCAGTTCAGTTTCTACATCCCACGCAACGGGCAGATGACCCAGAACGACTACGTACCCAACGACGTGTTCTTCAACGATCAGAACGTCGTGAAGTACGGAATGACTGGAACGGACGCCAACTCCTTCGTCATCGCTATGGGACAGAGGCTTCAGATGGAGACCATCTCTCAAGAGACCTTCATGGAGATGGACCCAGTCGTGGAAGACGTGCAAGAAGAGATGGCGCGCATCAACATTGGCGGCGCCCGTCGAGCGATGATGAGTTCGGTCGAGAACGGCGCATCGCAAGGTCAGATTGACCCGACGTTCATCGCGCGATTCGCCCAAGCATTGCAAGATGGTAAGACGAATCCCGAAGACGCATTGGTGAAAGTCCACGCCGAGATGCAAAAGGAACAGGCCGCGCAGCAAGCCGCCGCTCCTCCTCCGGGTCAACCCCCTGGCGCAGCACAGATGCCCGGCATGACCGGCGCACCCGGAGTACAAGGTGGGGTGCCGATGCCGCCCAAGAGCCAAGGCGCGTTGGCTCAGATACTCGGTAATCTTCGCAAACCCGCTGCGCAAGGACCGAGTGAACAGGCGGCGAACGCACCGCCTCAGAACGTCATGGCGCAATGACCGAAGAACGCTCGGACGAAGCGCGTCTCGCCATTGAGAAAGTAGTGCAGGACTTCGTAGATGTCTTTGTCCACGATCAAGACGACGAAGGACTTATGCACTTACCGGTTCTTCAGGACTGGGTGCTACTCACCGTCCACGATGATGCAATTGATCCGACTATCGGAGCGTCGTACCGCATGTGTCGCAAAAACCAGTCAACACATCAGACCGCTGGCCTACTCACTATCGCCCTAGACCAGTTCCTACATCCAGAGCGCGACTGATGCCCCACAAGCGCGCCACCCGACAACTGCAACCTAACCGCGCGGACTTGACACGTCCTACCGCGCAGACCGTCCCCGGCCAACAGTACGGAGAAGCCGCCCAGCAACGCGCCGGGATGCAAGTGATCCCTCTACCAGTTCAACAGCAGGCGAGGCCGCCCTTACCTCAGCCAGCCGCCGGGGGAGCCGTTTCCTCGGCCCCCGGCGTCCCTTCTGCCGTACCCGGTGCCGCGATGGTGGGAGCGAACGGTCCCCTGACTCGCCCTAGCGAACGACCGAACGAGCCGGTCACTCATGGTTTACCTGTAGGACCGGGGGCTGGACCGGAGGCCTTACAAGGGGTCGGAGCCGCCGCCAGAGAAGGCGTGGTCGAGCAGGGAACCTTGACGCACCTGTTGACCAATCTCGCTGCCGCCCCGGGGGCCACGTCGGCCATCAAAGACCTAGCCGCTAGAGCTCAGAGCGGCGCGGCGTGACCAACACGCTTGATACCACTACGACAACAGCGCCGGTCGGTGGGCTCGTCGCTCCGTCATTAGGTGATTCGGTGAGTGCCGTTACCACCACCGCGCCCGAACTGACCCAGTCCCCGGGACTAGTCGTAGGTCTGGCGACTTCCGGTGGCGATACGGTCGGACGTTCCCAAGCCGTAGCCCGAGGGGTAAGTGCTATCTCCGCGTCCAACGCGCACAACACCGTCGCCGCTGCGGTAGGCGGAAGTAACGAACTCGACAGCGCGCTGAGTTGGTTCGGGAATCACGCCGCCCAAGTCGGAAGTGACGTACTCGGAGCCGCGAAGACCGTGGGTTCCGATGCCATGAAAGTCCTTAACGCTCCGTTGGCCCAGGTGCAACACGAGTACCGCTATCTCCATGACGTAGAAGCCCTCCACGGCATGGGTGCCGCGGTATTCGAAGGTTTAGGTCTCGCTCTAGGCGCCGCCGGAGGCGTTGCGTTGACCGGCTCTCTCTACGGAGGTGAACTTGGGGCCGAAGTCGCCGGAGGTATCGAAGGTCAGGTCTTCTACAAGGACTCGTGGCAGAGAACCGCGTCCAGTTCCTACGTCGATCCCCACAATCACGACCAAGTAAGCCTGGGAAGAGACATCGTCAACTTCCTCGATACCCACGGGGTGAACCTCCAGCAAGGCACCGTTCCGTACCGTCTCACTTCCGGGATAATCGACGGACTCTTCAACCTCAACACCGGGGGGACGGAGTTACTAGGTCTGACCAAGGAGGCGCGTTCCGCTACGGGCTTAGGCGGAATCTTAAACGCCAAGTGGGGTGGGACGATGCCCCAGACCGTCGGGGACGCGGTGAACGGAGTTGGCGTTATCGACCCTTCCGAGATTGACCGGATCACCTCTCAGTACTCCGGGGTGCGAAGGGCGTTCCAGGACATCGCCGACAAGACGCCCGAAGAGATCATCTCCACGCCGTACTTGCAGCCCTTTCGACAAATCGCCCAGCAACTCGGAGACGCCCACACCATTGACGAAGTGGGCCAAGTCTTCAAGGGCGTACTTAGAACTCAGGAACTCGCTTTCACCGACCGCATCCCTTCGTTGTCGTGGACGCGACAGACATTCGGGCAAGCGTTACGCCAGCAGGTCGAGAGCATGACGCCTAGCGAAGTTGATAGAGCGGGAATTCATCCCTTGCAACGTGCCGCGTCGCTTCTCAACCCCGCGAACATGGCGCAACGACTCAGCCCTTTGCCAACTGCCTACGACGACGCCCTTCACGCACTCACGCTGGAATCGTTCAACCCCGCGTCCAAAGTTGATGACGGGACCGTCGGGATACGCAACATGCTTCGCTTCACTGAAGACGCCCCCACCGCTGCTTCGACCGCCTGGGCCTATCACAACATGGCCGACCTCGGACAGAAGGTGCTCGCCTACCGAAACATCTCGCTCAACACCCTCTTCGCGATGGGTGATATGCGCGGGTACATGGGCTCAGACCTCACGAAGGCGCCGGACGTTACCCGGTGGCTCCGTGACGCGTTTTCAAACCCCGAGGACCAAAAGGCCATGAAGGACGCCATCGACAATGCCATCGGCGGGGGGATGTTCGGCAAGGAAGCCTGGTACGGAGTCGATGACGCCGGACGCAATCTTTCGAGTGTACGAGCGTCACAGGGTGACGCCCAGTTCGGTGCGGGTATCTGGAAGAACCAGACCGGCAGGTTGGCGTTCTTGGACTTAGGGGCTGCTAGACGGGCCGGGGCCCAGATGGCCGGGGCGAGAGACGTGATCGGACGACTTGATGATTTCGGGTATCACGCCATCACCCAAGGAATCTTCAAGCCCCTCGTTCTTCTCACGCCCTCCTACGCCATGCACATCGCTCTCGCCGAAGACATCCCGAACACGTTGCGCGAGGGAATCGGCGCATTGGTGAAATCCAAGATTGCCGGGAACGTCGCGATGCTCGGACGACGTATCGGAGAGACCGAAGCGATGGATGCCGAGAAGTCCAAGGCCATCTCCGCTCTGGCCTACGACATGGTCACTAGAGGGATGGACAAGGCACCGACCACACTTAGCGCAGACCTGCAACGTCGAATCGAGAACGCCGCTGTCTACCTCGAAGCGACCGGAGGAGAAGCGGTGGCTCCCGGTGCGGCCTCCATGCACGCGTATCAAGCCGAAGTCGGCGGTGAGGAACGCGCCACGAATCTTCTGCGTCGCCACTATTTCGACTCACCGATGCGCAAGTCTGAGGACTTCGGCGTGCTCGGACCGACCGACGAACAGGCCGTCCCCGCGTGGCAAGCATCCATCAAAGAGATCGCCAACGACGAAAGCGGACAGTTGGCCGCGAGAGAACTCATCGCCGGAGCGAGGCGCGGTGAGAACATCGAGACCGCCAGCGGGAACGCGAGTCGCGTCGTCGCCCAGTATCTTCGCGAGCACCCAAGCGAAACCGACTGGTCCATCCGTCCGAACTCTGGTGTCACCGCCGCTGTGCCGGGGTTCACCAAGCCTGCGGAGTGGGACAACTACGACGAGTTCGCCCACGTCAAGGTCCAAGCGTTGCGCGGTGTGGTGAGGGGGGGGGACAAGAGCGTCAATGCCGGAATCCTCGCGCACATCGCGGACGGTACTACGCCTAGCAGGATGGAACTTGCCGCCATACCCGCCGAGTCTCGGCCACTTCTCATCAAGGGCCGCCAGATGATCCCCGACGGGACCGGGACGGTGCAACGAATCGCCAACGTCGGATTCCGTAAGGTATTGAACCCGATGGTCAACTTTCTCTCTCGCCAGCACATCGCTCTGAACGAATGGGATCGCCAGTGGGAACTGCAAAAGCCCCTCGTCGCCGCAGGCATCAAGGACTACGACGAGGCGGTCAATACCGCATTGGACCGAACCGTCAATCGCGTGATGCGAAACGTCCACAATCTGACCGACCGCACCCAGTGGACCGTGACGCTACGCAACTGGGCCCCGTTCTACTTCGCCCAAGAACAGGCCTATCGCCGGATGGGCCGACTGTTGGCCGAAGACCCCCGCGCTTTTCGCCAGTACCAGTTGATGATTTCCAACATCGGTGACACGGGACAGATATTCCAAGGCCAGAACTCCAAGGGTTATTTCGTCATGCCGGGGACCGGATGGCTGACGGGCAGTGCTTCGTTCTTGGGGGCATTGTCGGAGTTCAAACTGCCGATAGTCAGTTCCCAACCAATAGGGATGGGCTGGAACCTCTCGGCGTCTTCGGTCATCTTCCCTCTCTCGGCCGGCGCACGTCCCGGCTGGGGGCCGCTGGTGGCGATTCCCACCCAAGCCGTCGCCCAAGCCGTCGGGCACTTTCTCCCGGCCACGTTGAACGCCGATATGACGACGTCGATGGATACGATTCTCGGACCGTCGGCCAACTCGTCCCTCTGGTCGAACCTCGTGCCGAATACGATCATCCAACGCTGGATGACTGGGATGATTCCTGGGTTTGACGAACGCTCCTTCAACTCCACGGCGATGCAGGTTCTCCAGACCCTGGACTTCGAGCACAAGATTCCCTCTCCCAATGAGATGCTGAACCCCCGTATCGCCCAGCAGTTCATCGACCGCTGGCGCAACCAAGTCCAGATCATGTACGCGGCCAAGGGGATCGTCGGAGCCCTCACCCCGGTCTCTCCCGAACTCCAAGTACAGAACTGGGGACTTCCCGCGGAGTTAGCCAACGACATCAATAAGGAGAAGTCACTCCTAAAAGGTATGCAGGTCTTCTTGTCGAAGAACCCCGACGCCACGCCTTTCACCGTGTGGCAGTCGGCCAGCAACGAGGGTATTTCAGTCCCCGCTTCAGTCGCTGCCGAGAAGATAATCAACGACAACATGGGACTGATAAACAACCCGAAGTACGGCAACGCCGCGTTGCTGCTGCTCATCACTCCAGAGACGAACGCGAACTACAACGCCAACGTCTACAACGAACAACTGGCCCAAGGCATCCGGGCGAAGTTGAAGCCCTTCGATTCCTCCAGCAACGACCAGTTCCCGAGCTACCTCAACAAGTTGTACATCGCCGCCGGGGATGCGTTAGTTCTGGGCAAGTGGTATCCACAGTACGAGAAGCAGATTTCCGGACTGACCGGGACGATGAAGTACCAAGCCGAACAGAACTGGCAACAGACGCTACTCAACTACGCGGCCCTGAATCCCATCTGGGGCACGGCCTTTAACCCCGGTGGGAACTTTAGTCAGCGCGAGGCCCAGCGCGGCGACCTGATAAATCAAATGCGAGCCTTGCTGAAAAGTCCAGACGCGCCGAAGTCGAAGATCGCCGACGAGACGCGCACACTGCTCACGGCCTACGACGCGCACCTGAACAGCCTCGCGATCGGGACACAAGATGGCTTCGTAGGCCAGTCGATGTCCTCGATAGACACCACGTGGAAAGACAACCTCTATGCCACTGTCGCGGCGCATCCGGAACTGACCAACGTGGTAACCGGGCTGTTCCTCTCCCTGCCTCAATCGGCCACTACCGTTCAGGCTACGAACTCGACCAACGCACCCGGAGTCTTCACTTCTAAGACTTGGAACCCGACGCCATGACGGACCTCCTAGGAAGCACGACCTCGCCACCCGCTGGCGCGGCCCCGGGTACTGGGGCGGGTACTGGGGGGTCGTTCCCTCAGGCGCAGAACAACTCTCCGCTCGACCGCTACATGGCGGCGGCGCAGCAGGTCCTCGCGGGCCTCACGCCGGGGACGTTCTCTTCGGACTACGGGGTCTCTCCGGCAGAGATGCCGACATTCCTTGACCCTTCCGGCAAACTGAACACCGCAGCCCAGGAGTGGGTCGCTTATCACCTGATGTCCCAGCCGGATCGTCAGAACCTTCAGGACATCCTGGTCACCGCTGGGCTGATGCAGGCCACCGACGCCACCGGGATTGTCGGTACGGCCAGCAACGACGCCTACCGGTCATTGATTGGGGTCGCCACCAGCCAGGGTGCCTCGGTTGACTACATGCTCACGCAGATTAACCAAGGTGGTCTGGGTTCCGTCCAATCCGAGATTCAGGCCAACCTCGCTACGGCGCAGAAGAATGCCACCCAGCCGATTGTGGCCACGGTGGAGAACCCGACCACTCTCTCGGCCACGATAACTTCTGCCTTCGAGAACGCCTTAGGTTACTCCCCGGACCAGGCGCAGATTTCCAGTTTCATCAACCAGGTCCAGGGTCAAGACACCGCCTACGCCGAGGCTCCGAGGACCGAGGCCGCGGCACAACTGGCTATGGCGCATTCCGAGGAATCGGCCCTCAACAAACTCGGACCTGATGGAATCGACACCGTCATCCAGGCGTACCAAGCCGCGGTTTCAGGGACGAAACTTCCGGGGGCTGGGACGACCCAAGGACCGCAGATTGGGAATATCACCACCGGGATGCCGGGACAGTTCCCCACCCCCGGAACCCAGATGGCTCCGGGGAACCAAGCGAGAATAACCCCGCAGGGCACGGAGGTCGGCGCGGACACTCTGCCAACGGTCGGTTCCAAGACCATCACCGCCCCGGGATTACCGGGTGGCGGGATACCGGGAATCCACTTCGGTTCGACCGCTCCGCTCAAACTCAACATCCCGACCTACACCACCGCCCCAGGGGGGATCGCCCCTTCGCTCCCAGCCGGAGCCAATACCACGAAGACCTACGGGGGCCTCTACGCGCTCTCCGCAGCGGATTGGAAGAAGGCCCAGGCCGACTACGCCCCCGCCAAGAAGTACGCCACGCCCGGGGAAGCGCCGCAGGCCGTCCAACTCGGGGCCTTTTCCGCAGTCCTCCAGAGTGCCTATGACTCGACGGGTTCGTGGTCTAAAGCGGTTGCGAGCATCGCCTCGGGATCACCGTTCGGAACGGCGGAAGGTACACACCTGTCTACCTTCGGCAATCAAGTAGCCGCTGAGGTGAACAATCAAATCTCGGCATTGCAGAATCAGGTGAATAACGACACCGTGACCACCAAAGTCTCCCAGCCTGACGCGACCGCCGAAGCCAACCTCGCCGCCAAGCAGTCTGACCCTTCGGGTTATGAAGCCGCCCAGAGCGCCAGTTGGGGCAGCGTCTTAAATAAGATGCTCTCGGGAACCACGAGTATGTACAACCAATCCGCCTCTGATACGTTCACCGGACCTGTTTCAGAACAGGCCATGACGACTGCTCAGGCAGCGGCACCGACCACCGTGGGAGCCGGGGCGCCGTGATACCCGCCTCCGCCACCCAGTTCATCGACGGGGTTCTGAAAGGAATCGGCGCGCCCGTCAACGGGGCGACGGTCCAAGCCTTCACCAACTGGCTCGCGAACGAACAGGGTGGCCCGAATCTAACTTCTTTTGAGGCCAACAAAGGCAATCCTCTAGGAGTCATGGACCCGGCGGGACAGGCCGCAGGAAAATCCGGTGATGTCCAAGCGGGGATTCAGGCCACGGTAGCGAATCTTCTAGGGGGAAATTACAACAACCTAGTCTCCGCCTTCCGCAAAGGTGCGAACTCGACCGAGATTGACCAGCAGGTGGTCGCCTCACCTTGGAACGGCAGTCGCTACGGAGGTCAGGCCAAGTTCGACGCTACCGCGACCGGAACTGGGTTCTCCAGCGGGGAAACCGGGGCGGTCAACGTCCCCACCCAGAGCGGGGAAACCGGGGCGGTCAACGTCCCCACCCAGCCGGTAGTCCAACCCGAAGCGGGGGCGGATGTCACGAACTTCCACGGCTTCGACCTGACGGCCTTCGCCGGATCACCGGACCTCGGAAAGGCCGAGCAGGTCATAACCAACTACCTCAGCGACCCCTCCTATAAACAGCAACTCGACCAGAAACTATCGACCGAATACGGCTATCAAACGAACTGGTGGAAGAACATCCCCCAAGTGAACGCAGTCATGCTCTATGCCGCCCAAGAACTGGACCCTACTGCGGCTGGAGCAACGAACCAGTTCCAGTCTCTCCTGGCTAATACGGAATGGTGGAAGACGACGACCTCAAACGGACGCTACTGGGACGAGGCTTACGGAACGAACGGCAGTCCCGGCACGGACCCGGCCCAAGCGAACCAAGCCATCCAGAACGCTCAGGAGAAGGTCTTAGCCGACGCCAACCAAATTGGGGTCAGTCTTTCCAAGCAAGAACTCGACGCCATCGCCCTGACCTACGCCAAGAACAACTACGTCGCCTCGGGGAGTTTCGGTACAGCTTCAGGCACCGCTCCGGAGTGGTTGGACCAAGCCATCGTGGACACCTTGGAGAACATCCAGGGACAGAAAATCGGGAAGATCATCCCCACGGACTTTTCCACCCTGGCACCAGGTACCACGCAGTTTGGCGTGGACACCACAGGACAACCTGGCAGCACGGCCCCCGGAGGAGCCCCGACCGGCCTCTACGGGATATCGGCTCAGTTGTACAACGACTTCCAAGGAATCGCTCAGCAGTACATGATGTACAACCCGACGAACCCTTCGGGGAGCCTCTTGACCCAGCAGGACTTGATGAACCAAGTGCAAAGTGCTTTGAAGAACTACACCGGGACGGGGTCGAGTTTCGGATCGTCAAACCTGATTTCCGGCGCTCAAGCCCAGTTCACCCAACAGATGATTGCCCAAGCGTCTCAGATGTACCCAAGCATGGCGGCGGCAATCGCTGCCGGGACTACCCCCCAAGCCTACGTCCAGCCCTACTCGTCGGTAATTTCCCAGATGACCGGCATTGACCCGGCCTCGATTAACTTCACCGACCCCAAGTGGAACTGGGTCATCGCCACCCCGGACCCGAAAACTGGCCAGAAGACAGCGTTAACCTTGGACCAAGTGCAGCAGAAACTCGCCACCACGCCGATGTTCGACCAGAGCAACAACGCGGCGCAGATGGCTGACAGTGTGACCACGAATCTCAACAAGTCCTTCGGATTCGGGGGGACGTAATGTCGATGACCTGGAGTGAGGCGGCTGGCAACCCGGGAAGCGGGGGGGCTGGACCCACGCCTTCAGCGCCGACGTACCCCATCACCAACCCTGACGGTTCGGTGAATCTAGGACCTGTTGACCCGACCACCGCCGCAGGGCTGCAACTCGGCGGCTGGGGCACTACTGGCACGTCAACCCAGTCCGCCACGGGCACCATCGACGCCTGGGCGGCCTCTGTGGGGCTGGGTTCTCTGTCGGGGTGGATTAACCAGACGTACCAAACGCTGGCCGGACAGGGGCTCTCAGCCTCGGATATCGCCACTCAGATTCAGTCCACGATTAACACCGCTCCGGGATTCGACGAAATCCTCCCGGGCTACAACCTGAGAATCCAGAACGGCTACACCAACACCGACCCGAACACCGGAGCCGGGATAGCGGGCTACATGGCCTACCAACAGCAAATCAAAGCCATGGTCGAAACGGCAGGTTTGGTCCCCGGGACGATTACCCCGACCGACATCGGAAACGCTTGGGCCAACGACGTTTCGACCTCCGAACTATCGGACCGGATCACCACGGAGTACACCAATGCCGTCAATGCGGCCCCGGCGATTCAAAACGAACTCCAGAACTACGGCTACACGAACGGTCTTTCTCCTGGTCAACTGGCTAGTTACTACCTGAACCCCGACAACACCGTGAACCAGTTGCAGCAGCAGTTCAACGCCGCCACCGTGGGAGCTGAAGGAACCTTGACGGGCTTCGGGGAACTCGGTAAGTCCCAGTCCTACGCCCTGCAAGCCTTCCTGTCGAACTCCGGCCAGAACAACCTCTCGGCTTCACAGGCCGCTAACTTCTACACCGGATCACTCGGGAACGGGCTGAGTTCGATTGCTGCTATGAGTAACGCGGGATTCGAGAACGCTCAACTCGGAACCTCAGCGACCGGTCCGGGGGTCGTCACCCAACAGCAACTTCTTGGGGCCGCCCAAGGAAACGCTCAAGCCTTGGCCGCTACGCAACGGGCCGCTCAGACTCGGGCTGCTCCGGGGGCTGGCGGTGGAGGGTTGGCCTCAGACCAGAGTGGGGTCGTCGGGGTGGGCTTCGGCTCTCAATAGCAAGACCGAAGGTCGCGCTAGGGCAAGCGAAGCGCGGCAGGATTTGTCGTTCTTCGCTCCGAAGCCGGACCGAAAAATCCTTACCGTAATCGAAGTTCCCTGTGGATAACCAGTAGTAAAACCTGTTGATTTCTTGTGGATAACTTCTGAAGAGCCTGTGGATAACCCTGTGCATAACTTGTGGATAACTAGGTGCTTGACAAGATGACATTGATGTGATTAGATTCCACTTGTTGCTGCGGAGTGTGTAGATCGCCTCCAAGTGTGACCCAAACGCCGTTCGAGACTCGCGCTTTACCGAACGAGAGCCGTTGCGCGACAGCCGTGTACTGCCTTCACGAGCCAATTCTTGGAAGCCGCTACTCCACGCGTGCACCTAAAAGGAGAAAGAAATGCCAGAAGACGTTGAAGTGCTATCACCCGAAGAGTTGCAGTTGCCGAATGAAATCCAGGCGCAACTCCGCATCGGTCGCAAGGCCGCCAAGGAGACTGAGGCTTTACAGGCTCAGATAAAGCAGATGGAGAAGCAGTCGGCAATCGAACGCGCCGGGGTTCCAGAGCACCCAGCCCGAGAAGTTGTCTTCGCGAACTACGACGGTCCACTGGACGGCGATTCCATCAGGGAACACGCATCCAAGATGGGGATCATCGCCGCGCCAGCCCCAGAGGGGGCCAGTGTGCAAGAACAGTCCGCGATGCGACAGGTTCTCCAAGCCGGGGGCGGAGCGCCACCGCAGAGTAACGACATCGACCTCGCAGTCGCCTTACGAAACGCCAAGTCTTCCGCAGAAGTCATGGCGATAGTCAAGGAAGTGTCGGGGAATCCGGGTTTTAGGTCACGAGACGGTCTGATTGGAGAACTACCACCCCCGATTTGATGAGCTAGGAGGCTCTGAATGGCCTATACCACCACCGGGACAGTTGACTACGTACAGACCGCGTACGACATGCTGGCCTACTACGCCCTGCGACCGGAGTTGTACTTCGACCAAGTGGCGGACATCAAGCCCACCAACCAGTCGATGGCCGGGTCTTCAGTCGTTTTCAACATCCAAAACGACCTCGCTCTGGCGACGACAAGCCTTAACGAATCGACCGACATCACCCCGGTGGCCCTGACTTCTTCGCAAGTCACCTTGACCCTCTTAGAGTACGGTGGTGGCACCATCACCACCGCTCAAGTGCGCGCCGAGTCCTTCGTCTCCATTGACGAAATCCAAGCCAACGCCGTGGGTTACTGGGCCGGTCGAACCGTCGATGAGTTGGCCAAGATTCAACTCCAAGGCGGAACGAACGTCACCTACTCAGCCGGTCCCGGTGTCACCGCAGGTACGGCGGGTCAACCGCCGACCGCGCGCAACCAGATCACTCCTTCGGACACCATTCGCGCCTACGACATCCGCTACAACGTGGCGGCCTTGAAGCGCAACAACGTCCCCGGATACGGTGGGTACTACCTGTGCTTCATCCACCCGGACGTGGCCTTCGACCTCTGGCAGGAATCAGGCAACCAGGCCCTCATCGCCCCGCACATCTACTCTGCTCCCGAGGAAGTCTTCAAGGGAGAGATTGGTTCCTTCGCGGGCGCGAGGTTCATCGAGACCCCGACGGCTCCGCTGTTCGCCGACGCCGGTTCTTCGACCACCGACACCGACGTCTACGGCACGCTGTTCCTCGGTCGCCAAGCCCTGGCTAAGGTCTGGGCCATGAAGGACGGCAACGGTCCACACCCGGTACTGGTGATGGGTCCGATCACTGACTACCTGCGTCGTTTCCAGCCGCTTGGGTTCAAGTGGATGGGCGCCTACGGCGTGTTCCGTTCCGCTTCCATCTGGCGCCAAGAGTCATGTTCGAGCATCGGTTCCAACACCGTCGCTGGAACTGACACCCCGGCAGAGGACCTTTAACAATTGATGGTGGAGGGGTCAGTCCCCTCCACTCATTGAAGGAGGATGATGGCTGAGAAGTGTTCACAGTGCGGGAGGTCGGACCTCATGTCGCCTCTGGTGGACAACTACCAGTGCCTCGCTTGTGGGGCGTTGACGGCGATGGACACCCATAGCGTCGTGCCCGATGACATCCCGAACGTCATCACCTCACCGTCCGGTCATCCAGTGACGGAGTTGAGCGAGAGCGCCCCGGTCGTCCTGGCGCCTGTATTGCCCCCTGAAGAGCCTGCGGAGGTAGCGGAGCCTGAAGTTGAGGCACCGCAAGAGGTTACAGAGGCCCCCGTGGAAGCTAACCCCATCGACCTCTCCAGCCTGAGCGACGCGCAGATTCAAGCGTTAAGGGATGCACTGGGCTGAGATGGCGAAACTCACTGCGGCGGCTCGAAAGAAGATCAGCCCCAAGAATGAGGCCGTCCCGTCGAAGGACTCCAAGAAGGGCGGGGCGGTCTCAGGTTCGTACCCCATCCCGGATATAAGTCACGCTCGCAACGCTCTCGCTCGGTCTTCTGGTAAGCCGGTAGAGGCGCAGGTGAGGGCTAAGGTTTACGCCAAGTATCCGCAACTCCGCAAGAAAGGCAAGTGATGGCTGACGGCGTACCGATGACCAACGACACTTCATCGACCGGCTCACGACTCCCAGCAGAAATCCCTTGGAGCGGGGCCCAGTCCGGTATCGGGTTAAAGCCCGACCTGGAAGGAATCGCCGGGTTGTCCGACGACATCTTGCCCCCGCGCCCCGTCAGGGCCCAGACCAACGACGCCGCCTTCGATCATGGGCTCGTAGCTGAAGGTCACATGGACGGCGAAGTCGATACGGAGAGGACGATTGAATGGCTATAGATGCGGCATCGCGCAGGCAAGACGGCGTCAAGCCCCTGTCCCCTCAGCAAGGCTCCGGAGGCTACGACGGCAAGGGAGTGAACCTCCCGACCTCGACGTACGAGAACCCCGGACCGACCGAGAACATCCGCGGCATCGAGCCCAACACCAACTGGGGTTGGGAGTCAACCGAAGAGGTCCTCGGGGCACCTGCGACCGTCATCGAGGGCTACACCCGCGACGCTCCGTTCGACGCTCCCGTGAACGCCCCCTCGGACACCGTGGGCCCGGGCGACCCGGCCTGGAGCGGAGCTGATTCATCGGCCAAGAACACCTGTGCCGTCCCCATCCCTCACGACTCGTTCTCCGCAGCGGGCGAGTCCTACCCAGCGAACGGAGGGCTCGATGGCCTCACCTAACATCCCCCAGCGCGACCCCGAATCAGGCGGCGCGGACCAAGCAGGTTACACACCGACAGCCGGAGACTCCCAGCCTTACGCCGACACCAACCGATTTGGGACGACCCAAAAGGGTCAGACCTTGAACATCATGATTCCGCAGAACAAAGTCTCAGACCCCGTGTGGGGCGTGAACGCTCCTGCGGGAGGAAAGAACCCACCACTACCCCCGGACATCCCGGTGACGTTAGGAGAGTAACAAATGGCTACCGAAGATCAGGTCGTAGGTTCGGGCGCAGGTTCGACTCCCTCAGAACCTCGACGTGCTGAACCGGGCCTACGACCCCGATATCGGTCCCGCAGTCATGGCGATGCAGGCGTACTACGGGGGCTACACCGGCCCGACAACGTTGACTGCCGTCACCGCCCAGTCCTTCCCCGACGAACTCGCAACATCGTCCCTGACCGCCACGGCGGGCACGGTCTTCGCGAGCATTATGACGCTCCCCGCAGGATTCGTCCTCAACAGCATCAGTCTGGTCAACGCTGTCACGGCCACGTCAACCCCCACTCACCAGTGGGCCGGGATTGCGACGGTCGCCACGACCTCCAAGGTATTGGCGGTCACGGCAGACACGACGACTGCGGTGGTCGCGGCTGACACGGTGAATACATTCGCCTTCGCCGCGCCGTATACAGTACTTACTTCGGGTCAGTACTACATCTTTTTCTGCATCGCTGGCACGACTGGACCGACGTTCGCGGCGGCTGTAACGCTAGGGGCGCACGGACGAGGCAACGTCGCACCGTTCCCCTCCGGCCCTTGTGCCACAGCCCAGACGACCGTATTGGCAGTTGGTTCGACGTTCACGCAACCCACGGTCGCGGCAGCCGCGCCCCTTATCTACCTTTCCTAGTTTGGAGTAGCCCGATGGCCGAGCCCTACTACCGGGTTGGAGAACAGCGGGGCCCGTTCATCGTCACCGAATCGACGTTCGACTTCCTCGGTAACGGGAGGACCCGCGAGTGGGCGAAGGACTCCGGGGGTAACTCCGCGACCACCTACGGGTGGGATGAGAACCGCGAGTACCACCAAGTCTGCAAGAGAGACGGTTCTATCCTCGTGCCCTACACCGTTCGACACTCACTGACCGAAGAGGGAGTTCCCGACTCTGCCTCTTGGGTCTACGTCGGCAATGACAAGTCGGACTACTGGCGAGTTCTGTGTGAGTGGTGGAAGCCGCAGGAGTTCGTCATCATCGAGCACGACGTGAAAGCCTCCCCGGAAATCTTCGAGGAGTTCGCCGCCTGTCCTCACCTTTGGTGCACTTTCAAATACAATAATCATTCCGAAGAGGACGCCGGGGCGTGGAAGTACGGGATTCTCGGCTGCACCCGATTCCAGGCGAGGGTGATGAAGAAGTGCCCGAAGGCGCTGATTGACCTGGAGTGGCGATATCGTGATTGGCATTACGTCTCTACAGGATTAGGGATAACCCTCCGCGAAGCAGGCTTTGAACCGCACATCCACGGGGTAGTCGATCACCACCGCATGATGGACCTGGGCGGGGTATCTGTGTTGATGGGGAACGCATGACCATCATCTACGACAGCCCGACTACCACCTATGACAGCGGATCAGTCACCTACGAAGGCAGCGGCGGGGCCTCTACGGGCTACGTCTTCACGCCGCCCTTAATAAAAGTCGTCCCGACGTTCCTCCCAGATTCCACGCCGCTGGAGAAATCTCTGTGGCTGCACTTCGAGAACCGTGTGCGCGGGGTGAACGTTTGGATTCTCTCGGATGGCTCAGTCGTGCAGAGCGATCCCACCCCGGAGAACTCCAACACCGACATGACCGACGTGTATCCTTGGGACGTGAACAACCCAGCCGCGCCCTACGTTCGCTCCATCTTCATCGACTCCGGAGCTAACCCGCAGGTCGCCACGGAGCACGTCGTTGTCCACACTGTCTACCCGGTCGCGAACTTCTACGGCGGTTCCAGCTACCCCATCACGACCGCGCAGTACACCCTCCTTCTCAACTACACCGCGCACGGAGCCGGGTATGCAGATTGTCTGACCCCACTGTGAGGAACTAAATGCCATCGTCCTACCCCACGTCTATAGATTCGTTCACCGACCCGACCGCCGGAGAGTTCCTCAACGCCCCTTCGCACTCGACGCAACACGCCGACGTAAACGATGCGGTGGAAGCGATTGAGACCTTCGTAGGAACGGCCTCCGCGCCGAAGTTCGCGCCCACCACTTCCCCCACCTTCGTCGGGACACCAACCGCGCCGACCGCCCCGGTGCTGACCAACACCACGCAACTCGCCAACACCGCGTTTGTGACTGGGGCGGTAGCGACGGAGGCGACAAATAGAACCAACGCCGTGGCGTTGAAAGCCAACATCGCCTCCCCGACGTTCACCGGAGTTCCTGCTGGGCCTACGGCTGCTAACGGTACGAACACCACGCAACTTGCGACCACCGCCTTCGTCCTCGCCAACGTCGGCAGTTCGGAGTTCGAGGGAACCTTCGTCTACGACATCAGGAACTACGGAACTGTCGATCCAACCGGCGTTGTTGACTCGACGTCGGCCATTCTCGCGGCCATCGCTGCGGCTGCGGCCAACGCCCAAGGCGGAGTGGTGTGGCTCGGAGCGGGCCTGTTCAAGGTGTCCTCCGCCCTGACGGTCAACAGCAACACGATAAGTATCGTCGGGGCTGGGAACGCGGCCACGATCCTCGAACCCACCTCGGCCCTGAACGGCGGCGTGGTGTTGACGATCCAGATGAACCCCTTCCAGAGTGGTGTCAACTACTTTTCTGCCGGGACGTTCGCTGGGTTCACCATCGACGGGACGAACACGACCTCAGCAGTTGGGCTCCAGTTCGGAGACGTGGTGGGAGGTCGCCTCGACATCAGCGTGAACAACTTCCGAGGTTCTGGCGGTATCGGCGTCAACTTCGTCAACACCACCAACTGGACCGAGGAGAACTTCATCCGTCTCTACGTCAACCTAAACACAGTCGGGTGCAAGTTCGGACTCGTTGGTTCGGGTAGCAACTCGTTCGGCTACAACGACATCGACATCTACATGAACCCCGGCGGGGGATCGTACAACGGACAGGTCGGAATCCAGATTTCAACCACCGCGCTCCTCTACCACGGCAAGTTACGCGTTAGGGGCAACCTCACCGGTACGGGAGCCATCGGGATTGAGGGAATTACTTCGGGGACGACCTATGGAGGCATCCGGCTCACGGATTTCAACATCGCCTTCGAGTGCGCCAGTGGCACGGTGCCCCTTCAATTTCCGAACTACTTCCTGTTCTGCGGTAACGGTGTTGTTGACACCACGGGTAGTGGAAGCCTGCCGGACTCGACCTGTGAGTTCACCGGCTTCGTGGTCTTTAGCGGCTGGTGGAACGTTCCGGGCTTCACTCCTGGATCGGGGATATGGGTCAATGACGCGAGCGGGAGTCAGCCCACGGTCGCTGGCGTTCTCGCTCTCACCAACGGGACCGACACGAGCGCGACTGCAACGCCAAGCGCACCGACCTTCGTCTCGGGCACGGCGTTGCAGCTCAACACCACGCAGGACACCATGCTCTACGTGGAGGTGACGACCGCGGCGTCGCTGGAGATTCAAATGGGCTCAACAAGTTCAGTGGGGACGACACTCATCTCCACCATAACCGCGGCGCTGGGAATGGAGACGATCCGCGTACCAAAAGGCTGGTATGTCAAGATCACCGGAACGATTGCCGACCTCAACATCAACGCGGTGAGTTGCTAGATGGCTCAGGAATACTCAACGGTCAATGAATACAGCACCGACACTAACTACGATGGGACCACTGTGACCACAACGCAGAATCCGACGATGGGATGGCTAGCCGTGTTGAATGACCTGGCAGGAACAAAGAACCTTGGGGAGTTGGCCGCGGCGAACGCTTACGCCGGGACGAAGAACCTCGGGTTACTGGGAGCATTGAACGCCGCCGCGGGGGCCAAGAATCTCGGCCTCGACGCGGCCTGCAACGCTATCGCCGGGACGAGTGGGCTTAGCGCGCTCTCAGCCCTTAACCAGAAGGCAGGCGTGTAGTGGCCACAAATTATCCGACCTCCATCGACTCCCCCGTTGACCCGGTGGCGGGGAATCCGATGACGAACCCGGACCACGCGGGCCAGCACACCAACTCCAACGATGCGATTGTTGCTGTTGAAACCGCGCTTGGGACAACGGGCGCGTTCAATTTTTTAAAGAATGCCAACAACCTCTCAGACGTAGCCAACCCAGTAACGTCACTAGGGAACCTTGGGGGTGTCGCAACCTCTCTCGTCGGCGCGGCCTCGGGGGTAGCGGCGCTCTCGTCTACGGGGTCTGTGCTAAGTGCGAGCAGCGGTTCCAGTAACGTTGCCGTCGGGCTCGCCGCGCTACAAACTAACACCACGGGTTACAATAACGTTGCCGTCGGGCTCCAGGCGCTACAAGCTAACACCACGGGCGTCAGTAACGTTGCCGTCGGGCTCGCCGCGCTACAAACTAACACCACGGGTTACAATAACGTTGCCGTCGGGGTCCAGGCGCTACAAACTAACACCACGGGTTACAATAACGTTGCCGTCGGGCTCGCCGCGCTACAAGATAACACCACGGGTTCCAGTAACGTTGCCGTCGGGCTCCAGGCGCTACAAGCTAACACCACGGGTTACAATAACGTTGCCCTCGGGGTCCAGGCGCTACAAGATAACACCACGGGCGTCAGTAACGTTGCCGTCGGGGCCCAGGCGCTGTTAGCTAACACCACGGGTTCCAGTAACGTTGCCCTCGGTCAGCAAGCCGGGTTTGCAACGATTGGGGGGGTTTCTACTAATGCCACAGTTGCGGGCGTAGGCAACACCTTTACTGGTGCCCATTCCCTACCTGGGAATAACACCGACCCCTCCTATTGCAGCACCCTTGGAATGTCGACGACAGTTATTGGTAGCGGCTCGGTGGCCATTGGCACCGACCACACCGGAGCGGGTGCGGCCTCTACGGTTCAAGACCAGTTCATGCTCGGCACTGCTCTGCATACCGTGACCATTCCCGGCATGTTCCAACCACCGCAGTACACGACCGCTCTCACGCCGGCGTGGGCGGCGGGGCTTAAGGGCCAAGTATTATTCGATACCACGTTGAACAAACTACGAGTCGCCGGAGCCGCGGCGTGGGAAACGGTGACCAGCGCATGACCGACTCCCGAGTAACCCCACGAAAAGTGCGACCAGTGATATCACTCCAAACCCTCAACCGTTGCGCCGAACTATGGGCCAGCCAGACCATCAGCCCGACAAGCGACGGCTTCTTAGAGGTAGCCACGATGCTCGACCAGGGACGAAGTGAACTACTGGCGGCGATTGAAGACGCAACCGACGAAGCCTCTCCGTGACCCCTCTCTTGAACAAGCCCAGCACCTTCCCCTACCGGAGGCCGAAGCAGAAACTTCGAAGCCGAATCCGTAACGTCATCTACCTATGGACGGGGTTATGAGCGAAACCTACGAATCTCACGATGGTTCTCATTCCGGGTGCGCGACCTGTTTCAGAATCAAATGCTCCAGCATCCAGTTCCAAGGTATAGATGCTGGCCAGCATCGGTTTACCGATAGAGAACGTGGGCGCGACCTTGAGTCGTATGCCAAACTCCGCCGTCAGGGCTACCAACCGAAGAACGTCTTTGGTTCTAGTGAGATAGCAGCGATGGCGGACACCAAGTTCGAGTTGGAGCACTCGGTGGTGATGAAGCCTTCCATCCGCAAGGAGATGGAAGCACGAATCGAACAGACGAAAGAACTATTCAACACGGAGCCGACCGCATGAGAATGAACGTCCTGTATCCACATTCCACCGTCATCGGTTATGGGCGGTACGGAGTTTCTGTCGCCGCGGCCTTAGTGCGGGCCGGGGTGGAGATATTCGACGACCTCCCCAACCCTGAAGAATCAGGCGCGATGAAGTTCATTCCTCACGCCAACGGGAAGTCGGGTGTCTGTCACACGGTGATGTGGCTGGCCACGCCCGGACATTACCGAGGGCACTGGGATGGGCAGCGAAGAATACTCGGCTCCATGTGGGAGGCGTCGTTGCTCCCCGAACCATTCCGAGAATGTCTGGACAACTTCGACCAAATCATCGTGCCCTCGGAGCAGAACCAAGAACTGTTCGGGAGATATCACAAGAACGTCCAGTACGTCCCGTTGGGCATTGACCCGAAGGTCTGGCATCCCGTGGAGCGACCGACCTTAGACGAGGATCACTTCACGTTCCTCATCTCCGGCGGGGGACATCGCAAGGGTTCCGAACTCGTCATCGACGCCTTCAAGAAGGTCTTCGATTCGCGCATCCCCGACGGCCCCGCCCCGAGACTGTTCGTCCACTCCGCGAAAGCCAGTGAGTTCCCGAAGGACGACCGCATCCATCTCATCACCGGACGACTCACGGACGCCGAAGAGGTCGCGCTGTACTCCATCTGTCACGTCTACGTCCAACCTTCGAGGGGCGAGGGTTTCGGTCTACGTCCCTTGCAAGCCATCGCCCAAGGGATGCCGACCATCGCCACCAACGCCCACGGTCACGCGGCCTTCGGGCATCTGATTACCTACCCGTTGGGTTGGACGCTGCAAGAAACCCCACCCGCGGCCTTTCACCACGGACCGGCAGGTAGTTGGTGGGAGCCAAACTTCGACGACCTCTGCCAAGCAATGGAGGCCGCGTACCTCGATTACAACGACGCCGTAGTCACGGCCAAAGTCAACGCTGACATCGCGGTCAAGACCTTCACTTGGGACGAGACGGCTAGGAAGTACCTCGACGTAATCGGACGTGAAAACCTTGAACTTCCTGACGTTGAGCCGATTGAGTGGATGGAGCCCGTCGCTCGCAGGTATCTGGTGCGGGTGAACACCCCACGGTTCTTTGAGGTCGGGGGTCTTCAGTACATCCTCGAACCCGACAGGGACTACTGGGAGTCGGCAGACGTGAAGCGAATCCTGTTTGACGGTGGGCACTTGGAACTCTCGTGTCTCCCATCTAACATGATCGTCAACGGTGACAGTGATGGCGGGGCACCGGCAATGACGTTGCTGGAGTCAGGTCTTACGCCTGAGCAGTTTGAGAAGATACCTGATTACACCGGCTCCGCTGCGTTGTGTCCGAATTGCAGGCAAGTGTTGAACACCGCTAACCCGACGCTCGACCAGATGGAAGCCCTACCGATGCCCCGGGAGGTGTGAAATCGCAACTCTTTCCAGCATGATTCAGCAAGTGCTCCGACGGGTCCAGCCCGGGCAACAGGTCGAAGCCCTGACTCTCAGTGGTTCTTATACCGCCGGGGCAACGTCCTTCGTCGTGTCAGACCCCGCTGGTACAATCCTGCCGAGTCTTCGCCCCGAGATAGTCATCGCAATGGACCTCGAACTCTTCTACGTCCAAGCCATATCAGGTACGACGGTCACCGTAGTTCCGGGCTACCTCGGATCACTCGAAGCCAACCACACCTCAGGTACGCTGGTCTACCTCAACCCACGCTTCTCGGCCTTCGACATCATGCAAGCCATCAACGACGATTTGAACGACTTATGTTCAGCAGAGATAGGTCTCTACACCCCAGCCTCCATCGAAATCACCTACAACCCCGCCACCATCGGTTACGACATGGCCGGAGCGACGAACTTCGTCGGCGGAGCCGGTGGGGTTCTCTCGGTCCAACAGAAGATGCCCTACCCGATTGGCTACTACGTCCCCATGCCTCGGAGTAAGTGGACGCTGACCTCGATGGCGAACCTGACCGACTTTCCGTCCGGTTACGCCTTACGCATAAACGGCGGCGGGTACCCGGGCATGCCGTTCCAAGTGACCTACAAGGCCAAGTTCCAGCCCTTCATCAAGCTGAGCGATGACGCGACGACCGTAGCTGGACTCGCCGAGACGATGTACGACCTTCCGCCCTTGGGAGCGATGGTGGCGTTAGTCGCTCCCAGAGAAATCAAGCGCAACCAGATTGACTCGGCCCCCGACTCTCGTCGAGCGACCGAAGTACCGCCGGGTTCGGTGATGAACTCGGTGGCCCAAGTCCTGGCGTTGCGTCAACGAAGAATCAACGCGGAGTTCGGTAACCTCGTTCGCGCCTACGGTCAGCAGGCCGGTCGCTAGCGTGGGCGTGACTGCATCGCTGGATGAGCCGTTCCTCTACGGGTCTTCGGGCATCTCGCCTGACGTGCCGGGAACCTATGACGTAGCCATCGCCGGTCACGGGTTCATGATCAACACCGTCTTCGAGTTCGGACGGCGCGACAGTTTCCGACACTCATCCATCCCCGCTCAACGCGACGCCACCGACATCTCGAATCAACCAGGCGAGTCCAGTATCAACCCCCAGGGACTGTGGCGCAGTGAGTTCGACGACTGGTCGATGGGCTCCGGTCAGCACTTCGTGGATAGGAAGGACTCCTTCCCGAACAGGTTCCACCACTCCCAAGGTCTGGACGCGTTCACCAACAAGTGGTACGTCTCGAACCTCCCGGCCACGACACAACTGGTCGCGGACACCGACCCGGCCTGTCAGGTACTGGTGGTCGGAGGGTACGTCTACAAACTCAACTCCACCGGAGTGTCCTACTCCACCAACGGGACCTCGTACACCTCGGTCAACGGACTCTCCGGGGTTACTCCGGTCCAGATGTGCAGCGATGGTCATACCGTCTACATAGCCGCTGGCGTCGGTGGGGTGTACACCACGACGGCCGGAGCAACAGGCTCGGCAACGCAGTTGGTGAACGTCGCGGGGCAGAACGTGAACTTCGTGGCCTACGCCTCCAACGTCCTGTTGGTTGCCAGTGGCTCGTCGATGTATCAGGTCTCGTCTACGATCACCGTGTGGCCGACCGCCTTGATAACCCAAGCGCAAAGCACATGGACGTGGAACTCAGCCTGCGGAGGGAACGGGTGGATTTACCTCGGAGGGTTCGCCGGTTCTCAGTCTTCCATCTTCAAGACCCAGTTCGCCTCGGACGGCACGACGCTCAGCGCCCCCACGGTCGCCACCCCACTTCCTCCGGGCGAACTGGTGTACTCCCTGTTCGTCTTCGTCAACTACATCCTCATTGGGACGTCGTTGGGGATGAGGTTCTGCCAGACGCTGGGGTTAATCGACCCTTCCGGGCAGGACACCGGACTGCTGAAAATCGGACCGATTATTCCCAACCTGCAAGAACTCACGACCAAACCCGTGCGGTGCTTCACGGCCAACCAACGCTTCGTCTACTTCGGATGGAGCAACTACTCCAACTCCGCCGTCAACGCTTCTAGTCCTTGCACCGGACTCGGGTGGTTGGACATCTCGACATTCACGGGGGACCAGACGCCCGCGTATTCATCTCATCTGATGGTCAGTGGGACCGGAGAGATTACCTCGATGGACTGGTGGAACGGGTCACCCATCTTCACGGTCCAAGGTCAAGGGGTCTACTCATCGGCCTCCACCTACGTCAACGGGACGGTTCAGTCGGGCTACATCTCCTTTCGCATCCCGGACCAGAAGGTCTTGGTGGCCTACTCCGTCGATACGACGTCCACCGCCGGGTCGGTTACGGCCTCAATCAACCAAGACGACTCCAACACCTACGCCCTCGGGACGTTAAGCGGAGCCACGCTGTTCAACGTTCCGCAGGTTTTCGGGGAACTCTTTGAAACCTCCCTCACCTTGAACCCCACCAGTTCCAACACGATTCCGACCACCGTGCGCCGGGCCACCTTGCAGGCGTACCCCGCAGTCACGGCAGGCAAGAACATCATCGCCGCGCTGACCTTCTCGGATGAGGTCGAGTGTTGCAAGGGCATCCGAAAGACCATGAACGTCTACTCCGAGATGGCCTTCTTAGAAAACCTCCGCTACAACCAGAACCTCGTCATCTACCAAGAGGGTGCCAACCAGTGGGAGGTCGTCGTGGACTCGATAGATGCGGTTTGGTATCAGGGAAGTCAACTTCCAACGGGAGGCTTCAATGGCGTCGTGATGGTAACGATGAAGACCGCTACCAGCGGGTTAATCACGTGAACTTAATATTCTGCTATCCTGTAGATATGAAGAAAACTCTGATGCAACGACTTGCAAACAAGTTCACCATTGACGACGGATGCTGGGAATGGACAGCCGCCAAGGGCCGTGGTTACGGACTGGTTATGGATAGTGACGGGGTCTACCGAGTAGCGCACCGAATCATTTACCAATTGCTAGTGGGCCCAGTTCCGAAAGAACTACAACTGGACCACCTGTGCCGCAATCGCGGTTGCGTCAAACCCTCCCATCTCGAACCCGTTACACCCAAGATCAACATCAACCGTGGCCGACGAGCGAACGCAGAGAAAACCCACTGCCGCCACGGCCACGAATACACAGAAGAAAATACCGTCTGGCATCGGCGCGAAGGCCGTAGTCCCAGCCGTGAATGCCGAATCTGTACGGAGGCCTGCAACGTGGGCCCTAAGCCCCTGCCAACCCATTGTAAGAAGGGCCATGAACACACGCCTGAGAATATTTACCGGACCAAGGACAATGCGCGTGCCTGCCGTGCTTGTAGGCAACAATGGATGCGTGACTTCTACGCCAGACAGAAAGTAAGCCGGTGACGGCTTTCCTTAGAGAGGACACCATGACCGCATTTCGCGAACGCAAGTATCCGCACAACAAAGGCGCGGTCACGCCTCGCACCACTCGCATTATGGGAAAATTCACCATTGACCGCGAGGGATGCTGGGAATGGCACGGCGCAAAATACAGTGACGGCTATGGAATGTTCTCTGAGAAAAACGCGGGCACCGGCGACAAGATGAAACAACACCGAGCGCATCGGCTTGTCTATGAATTGCTGGTCGGCCCGGTCCCAGAGGGCCTTGTGTTGGATCATCTGTGTCGCAACACCCTGTGCGTTAATCCTCACCATTTGGAGCCGGTCACGCCCCGAGAGAATCAACGGAGAGGGATGGCCGGGGAGCTCAAGACAAGTTGCAACTACGGGCATCCATACGACGAGGCCAACACCAGAATCGCGGTGGGGGGCGGTAGGCAGTGCCGCGAGTGCGACAAGTTGAACGCCAGAGCGCGACGTAGAGAGGCGAGACTGTAATGGCAAGTTTCCTCCGAAGGTACTACGACGGTGGCGGAGCTACCACCTCGCTCCAGACTTCGATGGGCGCAGCGGACACTTCCTTCGTCCTCACCGCTGCCACCGGGTGGCCGGGATCGCCCGCCAATGACTTCGGCGTGGTCATCGACCGCGGCAACGCCAGCGAGGAAAAGATTCTCTGCTCGTCCAACTCCGGTACGACCGTTACCGTGGTCACCCGAGGCTACGACGGGACCTCGGCGACGACGCACTCAGCGGCAGCGACCGTGTCACTGTGTGCTTTAGCTCTGGACTTTGACGAGGCCAACCAAGTAACTCACCTGATGGGCAATCTCGCCACTGGTTCTCTCGCCATCGGCGCGGGAGCTGGAACGATTCCCACCGCCTTAGCCGTAGGGACAGCCGCCTCCGTCTTGATTGGCGGGACTTCACCCACCTACGTCGCCGGGTCCAACGGGCAGTACTTCGGGGTGAGTGGTGGAGCGGTGACGGCCTTGTCCCTCACTATCCCGACCGTCCTCACCCCAGTCATCTCGGCGATAAGCCTGTCGGCCACCAACGGGAGTCTGGTCGAAGCAACCGCCAGCATCACCGTGACTTCACCAGCCGTCGTAGCAGGGAACAAGTTCGGCGCCTTCGCCAACTACGCCGCGACGAACGCCTCACCAGTGACCGTTACGGCAGTAGGTGGCTATCTCATCGGCCCGGGCATCCCTGCCTCCACGAGTTCGATTCTTCTAGGAACCCCCCACGCGAACATCTCCTTCGCCTGTGACGGGACGAACTGGATACTTACCTCGGGGGCGCAGGACTCCGGGTGGATTACGCCAACGCTTGGCAATTCGTGGGTTACGTCCACGTACACTCCGATGTACCGAATCGTCGGAAACAGGGTAATCCTAAGGGGGGACCTTTCGGGGGGGACCAATGGCACTACGGCGTGGACGATGCCAAGTGGCTATCGTCCTGTGCAGTACGTCCAATTCGCTGCGTTCGGGCCAGGAGCCACAGTGAACGGGGTCCAGGTTACTTCCGCAGGGTTGGTCCAGCCCTTATTCGCAAGTGCAAGCACGACGCCGCTCGATGTGGTTTCCTACACGGTTGACTAAAGGAGAAACATGAGCAACGTCGTAACGCCAGCCCCAGCCTCGAACGCTTTCAAGGCCATAGTCCGTAGCCTGATGCCCTTCGTAGAATCAGGCGCAGCGGCCCTAATCGCTCGACTGGGCTATCACGTCAGTCTGACCACGACCATCGCCATTCTGGGCATCGTAGGGGGCGCTCTGACCATCCTGCTCCATGCTCTGGAAACACAGTGGCCTGCTATCGGCGTCTTCTTGGGATACCTCGGCGCTCCGGTCTACGCACCTTCCACCAAGATTTCACAGAAGTCGGCGATTGCCACGCTGGAGGCGCAGGTCGCCGCGCTGACCGCTCAACTGGACGAGAAAGCCACCCCTTCTCCGGTCGTCGCTCCGTGATTCTCAAAGATGCTCGCAACGCCATAGCCCACTGTGGGATATGGCTGAGCGAGCACAAGGCCGGGGACGTCTACTCCGAGGGTTCTCAGAGGATGTCGGCCATCGGTCGCAGATTTGTCGTGCCCATTGTTTCGGACTGCTCGGCCTTTGTCACTGTTTGCTACAACTGGGCCGGAGCGCCAGACCCAAATCATCTTCACTACGATCATGAGGGCTACTGTTTCACCCCAGAAACACGCATTCTTAGAGACGATTTGCGATGGGTGCCTTCCGGTGAACTATCAGTGGGCGATGGACTCTGGGCCTTTGAGGAGACGGCACGCGGACGCAGACGTACACTTGAGCGCGCGACGGTCACCGCCTCGTTCCTTTCGAGGAAAGAGTGCGTGAGAGTGACGATGCAATCAGGCGAGTCCTTCGTCTGTTCGGATGACCACCCGTGGCTATCCTCGCGAGGCACCGGATCAGGGGTCAGTTACCACGAGTGGGTCCCGGCGCGTGACCTTATGAGCCGCCCATCGCCAGTGCGAGCATTCATGCCGTGGGAAGAGGACCGTTCCTATGACGCCGGGTGGCTAGCCGGGATGTTTGATGGTGAGGGATGGGTGGTACGCCACGGGATAAGAGACTTCCACCCTAGCGCGGTTGGGATTACCCAGGTTCTAGGAGCGACGGCTAATCGACTGGAGCGCGCAGTGAGGGAACGCGGAGACTTTAACGTGCGCCTCGTAGAGCGTCCCGAGATTCAAAAGCGTCTGGACATGGTCAGTCGCGGGGGCATTTCCTCGGCGGCTGAGTTCCTCGGTCTCGTGCGAGCCGAACGTCTAATCGAGAATCTTGACCTCGCTGGATGCGAACTGCGCCGAGCGCACTCGGCCAAGATAGTTTCGGTTGAGCCAGTTGGGGAAGCCGAAGTTCAAAGCATTCAGACCACCTCCGGGACCTACTTCGCTGAGGGATTTGCAGTACACAACACCGGAACCCTTCTCTCAGCCGGAGAACACCTAGCTCTGTTTAGAATCAACGGACGCGGCATGACCTACGAAGAGGTCGAGCCGGGGGATGTCGTTGTGTTCGGTCCAGGGACCGGAGTCCACACCGCCTTAGTAGTTTCCAAGGGCAACGGTGACCCGGTCTGCATCTCCATGGGGAGACAGGGCGACCCTTCGATTGTCACCGTGTCACAGATGGCGTCACTCGGGGAGCAAACCTATCTAAGATTCAATACCATGACCAGGAAAGTTCACTACCCGCCCGGCCACAAGAAGCTGTAGTAATGAATATCCTCAGCACCTCCGAAGGAGCGATGGCGGTCGTGGCCGCTCTTGAAGTGGCGCGACACGAAGAAGGCCGCGAAGGACAAGGAGACCGAGGAAGAAATCTTTATGCGCGGACGCCGGGGAACGGACATCCTCCCTGCTATCGCGTCACTCCCCCTTTGCACAGTTCAAACGGAGTCTTGACGGGACTCACCATAATGTCTCGAAGGAACATCTACTCCACGGAGAAGAAGATCACCCCTAACGGTGGACTGTCCAAAGACCTCGGTGACGTGGTGAAACGCATGGCGACCTCAAGCGGGGACTGGGAAACAACGGAACCATGAGCAACGGCACACCAGGACCGGGCGTTGATTCTCAGGGCCGGGCGGTCATTGATCCGACTCAGAACGTCATCGCCAACCTGGAAACCGCTGTCAAGCGTTTGGACGACCTACGCGAAGCGGAGAGCAAACAGGTACACGCGGCGCTGAACAATGCCAATGAGTTGGCGAGGCTCCGCGCCGAGTACGACGACAAACTTCGTGAAGCAGAGTCCAAGCGCATCGACGCCATCCGGGCCGTGGACGTGGGGGCCGTGAACCGAGCGGCTGAGGTGTCAGCGGCGCAGGCCCTTACCCTGGCCACGCAGGTCGCCACGTCTGCGGAAACTCTTAGAACACAGGTCGCCACCACCGCGGAGGCGCAGCGCGTGGCTCTTGGAGCGGCCCTCATCCCGCTCCAAGAGGCCATCGCTGACCTTCGTCGCGTTCAGTACGAGCAGCAGGGCCAGAAGACCGGGACCATGGAGTCCACCGACACCCACCGGGCCAACGCGAGCCAGTACACCAACGTCATCACCGCCGTTATCCTCGCTGTGGCGGCTATTGCCGCGACGCTTATTGGCGTATTTCATTAGAGAAAGGCTGTAAATGTTAGGAATCCTGCTAATAGTCCTAGTTGTTGTTGTCATCGTCGTTGTTCTCACCCGAGTGCTGTAAGAAAGGAATCACATGAAATTGCTTCTCTTGATAGGCGCCATCGTCGTGTTCCTGGTGACGGCCATCCTCGCTATTGCCGGTTCCAACTGGGACACCTTCACCCACCTGATTGCGCTGGTCTGTGTGGGGCTGACGTTCTTCGCGGCGTCGTTCCTGCCTCTGCCTAATCCGTGAAAGTACGTAGAGACATCTGGAACAGCGCCGTTAGCAAATGCCACCAGCGCGGCACGGAGACCTGTCGTCTGTACTCAAGGGACGAGATGGACCTGTGCACCTTTGATGAGGGTTTCCTACTTGGCTTCATCGCAGGGTTAGACTTAAGGAACACTCAGACCAAACTTCAAGGAGACCTCATGGCCGACTACCCACTCACCACCGGCGACTCCGTCGTCATCACCCTCACCGATACGGACACCGTGACGAATGAGCCTGTCACCATCGACGCCGGTTCGGTGACCTTCACGCTCAGTGACACATCCGACACGGCAGTTGACAACGCTGACGGGACGATCACGCTGACGGGCGTAAGTGTCGCCTCGGGCAAGACCATCACCGTTGACGCCACGGTCGGGGGCATCGCCTCTGCTGCGTGGGTCGGCACCTACGACGTGGTTCCTGTACCCAACCCGACTGCGCTTTCGGGGGCCTTCGGGACTGAGGTTCCACCTACTCCAACCGCGTAGGAACTAGCCTTCGGGCATGTTCGCCATCGACTGGTCGCCACACTGGACGTGGTTCCACTACTTCGTCCCTAGTCTCTGGGGTAACGGGCCGGAAGCTGCCGTGCAAACTGTCGTCTACTCGCTGGCCGCGGTCCTACTCATCCCTCCGGTTCGCCGATGGGCGGCGCGCCACGTCGAGAACCTGAAGGACCACATCACCGGAGAGACCAAGGCGCTCCACCAGAAGTTGGACCACCACGAAGAACTTATGCACCACATCATCAAGCACCACCCCGACATTCCTCCGTTCACCTCTGACACCATCGTGAAGAAGAACCCTCCCATGAAGAAGGTAGGACGTGACGCCCACGGTCGCTTTACCAAGTAGCGCCAACGTCACCGGGGGGATTCGGAACTTCGGTGAACTGGGTAACGACGTGGACGGGGACTGCGTCTGCGCTGGAACCGAGCACAACGTGGACTGCAAAGGCACGACGTTAGCCAGTAGGTGGCGCAAGATTAAGTACCTCTTAGGGTTCAAACCTCCGTCCAGCGTCTACACCGTCGAGTTGTACACCGAGTTCCTAGCGACGTTAGGTGAAAAGCCCGGGCCCGACATGGGTATCTACTGCTCCCAGTGGTTCCCGTGGCTCAAGGCCAAGGGTCTTATCGTCGATTGGGGGATGGTCAAAGGTGATCTGCGACAGGCGATGATTGACTACCGGGGGATAGTGCTGACGTTGGAACTCACCCAGAACGCTTGGCAGTACTTCCCTTCCGGCAAGCCGTGGGATGTCGGGCCTAACCCCAACGACCAACCCAGTCCTTCCCTCGGGCACGCGGTGATGCTCTGTGAGTACACCCCCGATTTGCTTACGGTTGTCACCTGGGGAGCGTTGCAATCCATGACCTACGACTTCTGGACGACCTGCGGCCAAGGGGCCTACGTCTTCGTCTCGCCCGAGGATAAGAAACGCCTGAACGCCAGTGATTATCAGGCGTTGGTGACCAAGACGGCGGCACTGCCGAAAGCCTGATAGCGTTTTCGACATCCTAGTGGGAGGCACAATGCGCGTCTATAAGTTGGTCGATTTCCGCGGAGCGCCAAGGCGCAAACGCAATCACGAACACCCCAAGCCCCAGTTCCGAGTGCTGCGGCGTCGCGCTACATCTGAGGCTAAGTGAGACGAGCGTTCGCGGTATTCGTTCTGGCCGCGACACTAACGCTCTCAGGGATAGCCGGGGCTTCCGGACGATTCTGGGGTCCGATGCTGGCCTTACCGAAACCAGTTCGTGCGACCTTCGCTTGCATCATGTGGCGCGAGAGCCGTTCCACCTTCGCTCACCTGAACCTCGGGGATAACAATCGCTACGGATCGTCGGGCATATTCCAAATCGAGGAAGCGACGTGGTTGGCGAGGTCGGGATTTCACATCCCGGTTTGGACGGCATCCCCTTACCAGCAAGAACTCGGCGCGATAAATCTTTGGCGCGCGGATGGATTTGCGCCTTGGCACGGCGACGGTTGCTGGTAGGATACGTTCGCTCCCGCCGACACGTTGGAGCGCATTTCATCTTTTCACTAGGCGCAAGGCCCCGGACTTCGGTTCGGGGTTCTTGCGTTATGTCACCGGCTAGGTGTAGAGTGCCGTCTACTAGTGAAAGGGAAACAGATGTCTGACCTATCGGATCACCTCGCAGGCGAAATCGACCGTTCGGCCTTCTCCATCGACTCTCTGGAGTCAGCGAATCTCGCCATGCGTCACCTCGCCAACGCCCAACGGCGTATCAACGAGAAGCGAGAACTGGCCCTAGCCGAGGCGAGGCGCATCAGTGACTGGGTAAACACGGCGACCCATACGGACCTAGAGACCGCCAGGTTCTTCGAGAACTCCTTGAAGGCCTATATGGAGAAGGTCCGCGCCGAGTCCGGTGAAAAGTCCCTGAGTCTGCCCGACGGTGAGGTGCACTCCCGTCACCTCCCGGCCAAGGCCGAGGTCGCGGACATCGAAGTCTTCGTGAAATGGTGCCTCGATAACCACCGCGAGGCGTGGATTAGGACCAAGGAATCAGCCAACCTCGACGCCTTGAAAGGCGAGGTCGAGTTCTCCGGGGACCTCGTGGTGGACTCCCAGAGCGGAGAGGTCATCGACGGTCTGGTGGCGATTGAGGACTCCATCAGCGTGTCCGTGAAAGTCGTGTCACAGGGCTGACCTACACTGCTGTCTATACCTAGTGGAAGGAAATGAAATGCCAGAGTTCAAACGAAACATGGACTACGTAGATGTCGCGGCAAGGCTCGAAGAGATGCGTAAGCGTTTCCCCGACCTCACCATGAGCCAAGTCAAGATGGAGTTCGTCTACGTCGCGGACAAGGACTGGGTGGTCTACACCGCCGCCGCCTACCGCACACCAGATGACATCCAGCCAGGCATAGGAACGGCCTGGGAGCCGATTCCGGGCCCTACGTCCTTCACCAAGGACTCTGAGGTGCAGAACGCCGAAACAGCCGCCTGGGGGCGCGCCCTGATCGCTATCGGAGCGAGTACCAAGAACGGCATCGCCAGCCACGAAGAGGTCACGAACCGTCAAGGGCCGCGAGAATCATCGGGGCCAGAGAATGCTCAGAGAGGCACCCAAACCCTCCAATCCGAGCAGCAAGAAGGGGATGCCTACACCCACGGAGACGGCAACTCAGATTTCGACATCATCCTTGAAGCCGCCGTCCTCGATTCCGCCAACGACTTCATGCAATCCCTGGCCTCTCAGATTCGGGTGAAGGAGACTCTCACGGACAAGCAGATTGCCAGCGGCGTCCCGAAAGCCTACAAAATCGTGCACGGCGGATGAAACGCTCCCGAATCAAGCCCTCGCTCTCGGAGTTCGAGTTGGAGTTCCGTGACATGAAACCTCTGGTCATTAAACGATCACTGGGGATATGTGAGGTATCGAGGTTCGTCCGCAACTTCCTGGAACGCTCCGAGAACGACCCGACCGTAGCGAAGACGGCGTTGGAGATGATGGCCTCGCACGACTGCGGTGGTCGAGCTACGCACGTGCATCACCGAAAGTACCGCTCCCGAGGGGGCAGTAACTCTCTCGCGAACCTCATCCATATCTGTGTCCCTTGCCATGACTGGATTCACTCCCGTTCAGAGCAATCCAACATTCTTGGCCTGTCGCTTCACACCGGCGAGAGCGAAGAGCTTTAAGATTGACTTGACGGCGTAACGCCCTTGTGATAGACCTATGTCTACAATCTAGTGGAGGTGCGAAATGGTAGAAGTGACGTGCGATGTCTGCGGTGAGACGTTCGAGTGTGAGAAGTTCTGGGCCGACTGTGGCTCGAATATGTGCCAAGACTGCTTGGAAACTCACGCTGAATCGTTGGAGTTCCTGCGCCAAGGGGGGATAATCTGATGACTGAGCTCTACAAGTGGCTGACGGCCGACCGCCGAAGCCCGACCCAGAGGTTCCACTGGCCCGAGGAGGACGCTCTCTGGACGCCGAACGTGAAGC